GTCTTCTCTACAATAATACTTACCTTCACCACAATTTTTAGATTCTCTAGCAAGTATTACTGGATCATCTGTAGGATCTGATTCGTGAAATGACAATACCCGACTGCCAGGATATAATTTATCCACAAGTTTTTGTGCTTGTGGTCTTTGCATCTTAGAAAGACTTGACCTGTATGTAGTGACAGTAAATTGCCTACCTCTCCATACGAGAGATATAACATAATACCTTCCATACATTGTGGGTATGCGTGTTGCCATTTATCTAGTATATGCTATTTTTGTGACCTTGACTGATGATCCACCAGCTGATGCTGTTAGTGTGTCTGTTGGTTCTTTTTCAAATACTTCTACAGTTCCGTTAACCACTGTGGCACTACCAATAGTATTACCACCAGAGTCTTTTCTTGTGATGACTGATACAGCACTATGTCCGTTATATACACGAACTAGAGTTGCAAGACTCACATTAGATGCAGAAGATAGATCCCCTTCAGCTGCTAATACTTTGATTACCATGATAGAATACTTCCTTTACTAAGTTATTTATCTTTCTTCTTACTTGCTTGTTTCAGCATTTTCTGAAGATCTGCAGTGCTACCAACAAATAATGAGTTGTTAGTTACCACACTTTTAGGACTCTCCTCTTTGATAGATTTTTTGTCCTTTTGTAATGCCATCAGTTTGTCTGCGACATCACCCACATTTTTAATCAATTGTCCTGCAACCTCGTATGCACGGGGATGATCAGATGACATGGCAAGGTCAAGTGCACCATTGACTGCCTCTTGTCCTTTGTCAATCAAAGAATACAAATTACCTCTAGTGTATTCATAGTCTTGATCAACATCGTCACCTTTCTTCAAGTGAACTTTACTTGTTTTAGGTATGACTTCTGCCTTCACATTATCTGTGTTGAAGGTATTATCTAAACCTGACATGTCTTCTTTACTCATAATACGATACCGTTTCACTGAATCCAAAGTCGTCGCCACCTGTTAGTAGGTTATCATCCTCAACATTTATGATGTCAACTGGTGTTCCTGCAGTTGCAGCAGCTGCCTTGGTTCCGTTCTGTGCTCTACGAACTGACAGTTTGTTTGGAGATGTTTTACTCTTGACATACAACACCTCATTACCAATCTCAATAAATGACTGAGTTGGTATGTTCACAAAGTCAACAACTTCAATGGTAAGATTTCTTGCATTGATTGCTGATGCAAGTTCTGTAGTTCCATCTTGGTTCTGATCTGAAAGTGCTTTTGGTGTAACTTGGTATGCAACCTGTCTTGTAGTTGCAACATCTTTCATGTCTGTGTATATGTCTGCCTTTGCCTTCTTGATTGGTGCCTGAGTTCCTACAGGTCCGAAGATGTATGCCTTGACTGTAAAGTTCATAGTAATCAAAGTAATCTTCTTCTCATCAAAAGATCCTTCGTAATCATCACTGTAGTTAATGCTATTCAGTATAATAGGAACATCTCTAAAGTCTGCCATATCCTCAACCAACTTAAGAGTCATATTATATGACGGTTGGAAGACAGGGACTATTTGTTCTGTTATCTCTAGTGCTTCGTCGTTTGTTTTAGATATTATGTTTAGTTCAAAATCTATGTTGTAAGGCACAGGTGTAAACTGTTTCTTAACTGCATTGTTAGTGCTTGCTTTTAATGTTAGTGTTGTTGGTGCAAGTTTTCTAGAACTGTCATACGAAATACCCGTCATCTCGAAAGATAAACGGGGAACTGTGATCGCTACCTTTTGGTTTAGATCTGCCTGTTGTTCTAATCTTGCTAAAAATTTCTGTCTAGGACCGTATGCTAGAGGAACTTTCATCCTACTATAAACAGTACCATCCTTGTTCTCTTTTCTACATTCTATATTATTAAACAGTGTACCAAATCCTATGACACACTTTCTAATAATCTTGTTATACGTGTATGCTCCTAACATGTTAACTTACCAATCCAAATGGGTTGCCTTCACTAAAGTCAATAATATCGTCACCAATAGTTTCAAAGGTCACGCTCTCTGAATATTTAGGATCAGCAGTTGCTTGCTCATCTCTATTATCCAGAACTATTTGTGCTCCAGACTCTGATCCTACAATTAATTCACCCACTAAGAATGTTCCAGTTGGTGTCTTAAGTTTTACAAATCCCTCTTGTGCGTTCCATTCTACGAGGTTTGCAGTTGCACCAGTTGATGCACCTGTAACTGTTTCTGGAACTGTAAAGGCACCTGTAATTCCTGCAGGAGCAGCAGTAAACGATGCAGTTGCAGACGTGTATCCGCTTCCACCGTTAGTAATATCTATAAGTCTTACACTTTTGTAACCAGAACCACCACTTAAAATATTGATTGCAGTCAATGTACCATTGGTAAAAGTAGGAACTAAAGTTGCTGCTACACCACCACTGTCAGGTGCTGATACATTTAAGATTGCTCTGTCCTCGTCATACCCATTGCCACCATCTCGTATGTCAACAGATCTGATTTGTCCTTCTTTTACTGTTGCTCTTATAACAGCAGATGACGTAGGAGATCCACCACTCACAGTTATGTTAACCATAAATGCCTCTGCAGTTGCACCCGTGCCATCACCAGATATTGTGACAGCAGGAGTTTCATTGTACTTACTACCATTGTCACTAATAAAGATATTAGTAACTTCACCATTACTTACTACAGGCGTTCCAGTCGCTGTCGTTCCATTGGTTGTAAGATAGAAATGTTTGACAGTGTAACCGTAATCAACGAGATCCTCGTCGCTATCGAAGACATCGCCTTTCTCATCACTGTATTCAAATAGTTCTGCTTTGAGTTTGTATACATAACCTTTACCTAACTGATAGAATGGTTCTTCGTGCTCTACGAACTTTATTTCAAAATAATTGCTCGTTAGTGGAAGGTATATCAGATCTCCTTCTTGTGGTCTCTCAGGTGCTTGATAATCTTTATCAAGTAGAAGGAATTGTGATATAAGATCCGAAAATCTTTGTTGTGAAATAACCATTGTTATCTCATCTGTTTGTGCTACACCAAACTTTGTGAGTAGATCTCCACCACCTTGGAATCCATCAAAGTTTTCCATGTATGCTTCTATAATATATGCATCATTAAACTCACCTACCACCTCCTCATTGAAGATACCATCCTTTATTGCAATCTCTCTAGGACAATAAAGTATATCCATCCCAAACATTTTGAGATGTTCTTCTACTAAGTTTTGCAATAGAAACTGTTCGTTCCTAGTGCCATGAGTAAAGTAAGTGGTTCTTGCCATTATCCGATCATGTCTAGTGGTGGTGTCTCATAACGACTTATCATTTCTTCCTCTAGTTTCTCTACCTTTGCTTTTCCTTCGTTGTATATAAACTCACCGTTCATAGTAATTCCACCTGGCAACTGTGCTCCTTGGAACTTGATTAGGTTAGCACCCCACTGTCTTTGTATGAGTGCAGAGACATATCTCTTTAACCAGATGTCATTGTAAACGTCAGTAAATTGATTAGGGTCAATCGCTCTATAACATTCTAGAACTAGGAAATCATCTTCGTTCACGTCAGTCTTAAAATCTAAATCAAGATATAATCTATCACCACGCATCTGATATCTAATCTGTTTCTGTCCTTCTAACAGATAGTAAATATCTTCTAATCTTCTATTGACCATCTCGTATGTAAGGATCTCTGTTTGTGTAAGATCCCAAAGGTCATTCAATCTCCACTGATACCTAACGTCAAATAAGTTTGTGACATTCTTAGAGACAAAATCAAACACCTTAACAACAGTTGTCACATATGGTGGCATCTTAATAAAATTATTTTGCTCCTTAAATGTAACAGTTTGATTGTTCGATGTCGCACCAGTAACATTAGTATCAGTATCTGTTGTCATAGCATCCAACATCAACTGAGTATACTGTACTTTTAGATGGGTTCTGATGTAACCATCCATATGTCTTTCGTTGTAGAACTGGATAGCATCATCCACTAGATCACTAATCTGATCATCCTCTATGTTTATTTCTAGGACTGGTGCACCGTTTTGACGTAATGCATAATCTATAAGTCCTTGTCTGCTTGATGGAGTTGCCATGTTAGGTAGGATTAATGTTAAATCTAATTCTCACATAATATGTAGTATTTGATGTCAGGTTTACAGCACCTGGCAATGTGTAAGAATTTAAGTTTGTTGAGTTACCAAGAGATTGGTGTACAATAGTTGCAAATGTATCTGCAGGAGAGAACTGCCAATCACTAGAAGTATGTTGATATCCTGCCTTCATCGCAATAGCATCAACATTGATTGTTGGATTAAATGCAGGAGTAATGGTCTGTATCTCTGGTTGATCAACTAGAGGTGTGGCAAAGTTTACAGCAGCAGAGTATGCACTCTCCAATCCATTGTTATCTCTAAACTTGACCTGTACTGAATATGCTGTATCAAAATCTAGCGTACCACTAGGAACTGTAAATGATGTTAAGTTACCAGTGTCACCATTTGTAAAGGTTGCAGTTGTATCATAGACTGTCACGTTATCTACAACTCTTCTTATTCTCCAGAAACTAGAGAAATGTGTTGACCCTGCATACTCAACAATGAAAGGTGTTGTGTTAATAATGGGTTGTCTAGAGAATGTTCTGTTTGTATCTGCATCAATAACAGGAGTTACACTTGCAGGTCCTGATACAAACTCTGATTCATTTACAGTCAATGTTGCTGCATTAGATGTCAGTGTAGTTGCATTACTATTTGTCAATACACAACGGAATTGTTCTGCAGGAGTTGTTGGATAAACTGTAGCAGGAGTTGTATATGATGCTGCGTTTGCACCGTTTATATTTGTCCAGTTTGCTCCAGAGTTTACTGACTTCTGCCATTGGTAAGATATAACTCCACTTGTAATAGATGCAACGATAGTAAATGTTGCAGTGTTGCCCTCAATCACACCTTGTGATTGTGGTTGAGTTTGTATTGAGATAACACGTAAGACTGTAAGTTCTCCATGTGTAGAAGTAATACTTGCTGCAGCACCTACAAGTGAAACAACAACTCTGTAACGATCTGCATTATCATCAGCAAATACTAAGGTTGGTGTTGTGTATGCTGCACTGGTTGCTCCGCCTACACTTGCATAGTTTGCTCCACTATCGTCAGACTTCTCCCATTGATATGTTGGAGTTCCACTACTCGTAGATGTTGTAACTGTAAAGTTTGCAGTTGCACCCTCGTTTGCAGTTGCATTTGATGGTTGTGCAGTAATAGAAAATGTTCGTTGAACTGTAAGAGTAACCGCATTTGTTGTTGCAGGGGATGCTGCTCCTACTGCACTGATAACACAACGATATTGATCAAGATGATCATCCGCATATGTTGTAAGTCCTGTGGTATAGGATGCCGAAGTTGCACCACCAATTGTACTCCATGCAACATCGCCAACTGTGATTGCGTTACCCATATATTGATGTGCTTGGCAAGCATAGTAAAGCGTAGAAGGTGCACCTACATCTACTGTGATGCTTACCTGACGATTTGTAGCAGTAGCAAAACCACTATCATATGCACTGTAACTTACATCGACTCCATCTAGTGTGTAAGTTACGCCTGTTTCATATCTGTTCAGACCACCGTATGCTGATTCTACCTCACTAAAATATATCGCATGTGTTGTATTAGAAGCATCGTTTTGGTTGAATACGTAAGTTGCACCTCTCACAAACTGTAAGTTAGGTGCCTCTGTTACTGTGTCATAAACACCACCGATAATATAATATCCTTTCCCAGATCCTTGACCGAAGTATGGATGACCTGATGTTTTATTAGCAACATTTACAGTATAAGTTGTTGGTGTAGTAGTATCATGGGCGTTATCTGATTTCTCCCACTGATATGTTACGCCAGGTGTATGTGATGACTGACCTTCTGCACCACCGCCACCTCCTCCAGATGGTGTATCAAACTGATCTACCTCGAATGAAGATGATGCAGCGTTACCACCAACAGGTGCCATTGTCACACCACCGAGTGTAGTAAATGTAGCAGTCTGTGATTCGTTTACAGTAGCATCAGATGGTTGTGATGATACAACAACGGTTACAGTTTCTACTTGTAATGTAGCAGCGTTTGATGGTGTAGATGTCGCACCAGTTGCTGAAAGAACGCAACGATATTGGTACTCATCATATGCTGTAGTTAATGTAGGAGTTGTATATGTTGATGTAGTGCCACCAGTTCCTTCTGATACATCAGACCATGTAGATCCATTAGTGATTGACACTTGCCACTGGTATGTGATATCTCCTGCATCATTATCGGATGTAGTAGCAACGACACCGAATGACGATGTACCACCAACTGCACCAGTTGTATTAGTTGGTTGCGATGTAATGTTTATAGTTCTCTGAACAAATAATCTTGCTGAGTTAGTTGTTACATCAGTTGCACCAGTTGCTGACAAGACAGCACGGTAGAAGTCACCGTAACTATCATCATAGGTTGTCGATCCAGTATTATATGTTGTGGTGTTAGCACCGCTTATAGGAGTGAAGTTTGCACCGTCACCATTTTCAGATTTCTGCCACTGATAATTTATAGTAGCACCATCTAGTGTAGATCCTGCAGTTGTAAATGTTCCTGCAGCAGGAGCAACGGGTGTAGAATTAACTGGTTGAGTATCTACAGTAATTACTCTAAACACTGTTAGTGTAACTGCGTTTGTGTAAGAAGGTGCGACTGCAGTAGATGTGTCTAACTTACAACGGAACTGAAAATTATTTTTAGCAAAATCATCATCTACAGTTAATGTGTTTGTTGTTGCTCCACTATATCCACCACCGTTAGTAACTGTTGACCAACCAAGACCACCATTAACTGAGAACTCCCATTGGAATGTAATTGTAGATCCATCAGAACTAATACCCGCTACAGGTCCGAAGGAAACAGTTCCTCCTGATCCCGCTTCTACGCTACCTGATGTTGGTTGTTGTGTGATGTTGACTACAACACCAGTTCCAGTTGTAGTAAATGTATAGGCTTGTGCATTACCTGTTACATTCTCAGTAACTGTAAAGTTAAACGTCGTGTCAACATAATCCGCTGTAACTGTTCCAGATAAATTTCCTGTTGTTGTGTCGAACGTCAAACCTGTAGCACCTAAAGAATCTCCACTAAGAGTGTATGCCTCAAAGGTTGGTTCACTCGCAAACGTTGTTCCTGTTAGACCAAGATCAATATTTACACTATCACCATTAGCATATGGACTACCAGATAAAGTTCCAGTGCTGTTAGACCAAGTTACATTAGTGTCTATGAATGGATAGAACGCACCTCTTGATACTGTTAGTTCTGCACCCGTACCATTGTAATTAAAATCAACACCAGTATCTACTGGATAGTAAACTACAGGAGAACTTTGTCCAACTCCCTCTTGTGTATCTGTTGATGATGTCAATTGTGTAGATGTAGATACTACACCGTCATAACTTTCGTGTGTCTTTCCTTCCGAATTAATCAGTGCCAAATAGTTATTTGATCCACCACCAGTTGTACCAGCTGTAGCATTGTTAGATGCTTGTACTGTAATACTATTGTTGATTGCACTCTCCGCTTGTATGTTTAACCAACCAGATTGTGATAACGTTGATACGTTAATACCACCAACCACAATACCACCACTACCGCCAGGTGCTGTTTGCACTGTGATAGTTCCTATCATGTTTGAGTGCACACCACACTGATAGTAATATGTTCCTGCAGTATTAGGTGTCCATGAGACTGTAGCATTACCACTAGATCCTTGACCACTAGCAGTTGGCGTAGTTACGTTAGCACCTTGACTTGCTACTCTGATATAAAATGGGTGGATACTTGATACATTACTTAAATTAAAATTAATTGTATCTCCAATATAAACTGTAACTCCTGCGTTCGCTCCGTTGACGTTACCGTTCCTGTCGGTTCCAGATAACGTATACGCACCTGATGAATAAGCATATGTAGTTACATTATATGTCGTTGGTGTTGATGAACCAGCTCCTGCTGTACTACCTGTAGTACGTAACTGTATTTTCTTACCAACGTTTCCTAAGAAATGTGAAGCATCAGCTGGATTGAATTTGATCTCAAGAAAGTTAGAACCACTTAAAGTGACATATGGATTGTCTACAAGTTTCTTATCTACTATGCTGTTTATAGGATAGTTGACATGTGTACCAGTTCTAATGTCACCAGCTGAACCTGTCGTTCTGAATAAACTTTTTGCTAAACCAGTTAGATTATTTGTAGTTAATGTGTAACCATTTTTACCACACCATGCAGCAACAATACCCGCAACTATAGGTCCTGAGAAGGATGTACCATCTATAGTGCTGTAGTTTGCTGTACTTGTATATGGTGTATTAGCAGTCCAGTCATATGCAGGAACTAGAATTTTTTCGCCAGGTGCAACTGTAGTACAACCTGATCCATAGTTAGAGAAAAACGCCCATCTATCATTGTAAGATGTAGCACCAACTGTTATTTTGTTTTGGTTAGTGTCTACATTATTGATACCACCATTAGTATTATCTGGATATCCTGCTGTTCTTGCACCCGCTATGCATTTAGTTTGTATAGGTCCTGCGGTTACATCACTGCTATTCCTAAAACCATTACCAGCTGATCGTACAATTATGATATTTTTTTGACTTGCTATAGTACCTTCTATGTCATCTAGAATCTCCTCATCAGTTCCTACATCATTACCCGAATCATTCAACTCGATGTTAGGAGAGTTCTGTGTAGGTATCGTAGGTCCGAACGATGCATTGATAACAGCAGGACGATTGCTTCCTTTGTAGTTACCATTTGTGCTATCGTTGTGATCTATAACTGCTTGATATGCACCTAGTATTGCACTGAATGTACCACTAACATTAGAATTAAATGCCTTTAAAGAAAATATCCTTGCTCGTCTTGCTAGTCCTGCTGTCCTACCAGCTGCAAGAACAGCACACTGAGTTCCATGACCCGCATCATCTTCATTGTTAGAACCATAAGCACCACTATAACCTGTAACTTGATTGACTCTATAGTTCTGTTGTTCTGCAGTACCGTTAAGGTCAGTGACAAAATCAGGGTCATATAACTCAGGATGTAATGCTGCGTTGTTACCTGTTGGTCTACTTGCACCACGAACACCAGAGTCAATAATGTATATGTCTACACCATCCCCATCTCCATTACTTGATTGACTAAACTGTCTGTTTAAATATTGTCTGTCTTGTTTTGTAATTCTATCTAGATGCCAGTAGTCATGTATGTTGACAGTTCCAAATCTATCAGGTGCTACTGAGTAACGACCCATGCCAGGATGATTGATACAATATGGATATAGTATAGATGGTGTAGATGAACTTACTGTGATGGTGGTTTGACCATCAGTTCCTGCAGTTCCTGTAACTACAACTCCTGCAGTCAACTCTCCTGTACCACCTGTAGTCCAAATACCATCAGGTGTCTCAGAAAATCTTAGACCATGTGTAGCATTTGTTGCATCGCTCTGGTCAAATGTATAAGTTCCACCTTGTAGAAATCCTGTTTGGTTTGCAAACCTACTATATGTCCCACCTTGTGTCTGTGAATATACATAAAAATTTGCACCACCTATGTTCTGAACTTTTACATATATCGTTCCAGAACCAGTTGTTGTTAATCCTCTAGTATTACTTGTCGCTTCTCCTTCTACTTCATTGATTGAGGTTGACCCAGATGTATCTACAGATAGAGATGCCTCAGTTGGCATAGGATCTCCTGCATATACTTCTTTGTCTAGTGTAGCTTTCTTAACTACATTTAATGCATTGAGTTGATTGACTACATTACCCTCATACCTCTCAGGGCAATCAAAAGTAATTATTTGAAATGTTCTAAATGATTCTACAAAGGATAGGTAACCATATAATTTCAAGATCGCTGCAGCTGCAGAATCTAGACTATAGTTATCACTGACCCTTACTATTACCTTCTTCATCCTGTGGTACAATAAGTCCTTCAGATATATTTATGTATTACCGTCTCCTGCCTTTGCTAATAGTTTCTGAACTTCACCTTCTGATATCTGTTGCTTGCCCATTCTCTCTACAGGTTTGCAAAATTTTATATCGTGTTTCTCATCAAACACAAATTTAGTTCGTAGATGTGTTCTATCTCTCTCTACGATTAAATGGTACGAGTGTCCGTACAAAGTAGTATTGAATCCTATTGATACGATGCTTCTACCATCATACAGTTCTCCTACTTTGTAAGGACATGTTTCTGCAGTTCCATCAAACTTGATGTGAAATTGCTTTGAGTTTACGTGTTCTTGCTGTCTAAGTTCACTTGACTTCTTCAGTGCCATTTTCTTCTGGTTTCTTGAGTGTCATATTTAGTGCTTCAATTGCACCTTCTAGTCTCAACGTTTGCTCTTTTCTAGTGCTTAGTTGTTTCTCAAGTTCAACAATTGTTGCTTTTTGTTCTTTTAATTGCTCGGTAAATTCCTTTACCATTGTTTCAGCATCCATAGTTTAGAATGATAAGTGTACTATTTAGGGTGTTTTCTTACCCCATATTTGTAGGGTAACACGAAACATTGGTGACTCATTTGATATAGGTGTCACCATGTGGATCTCCTGACTATCGTTTATTACCAATGTGTTTGAGGTAGGACACAATGCTCTCATTGTCTCCTCATTGATTGGTGCCCACACAAAGAGACCACCATAGTTGACATTCCAATCCTCGTTCAGATATAACGTCGCACCAAACTGATATGTATTGTCATTGTGTGATGCCACACCAGAACCCCTTTGCCATACATGATAATTGATTGCCAACTCATCATGTGGAGGTAGCAAGGGTGTTAGGTATGTTGCAAGTTTCTCTCTTAGATCTACAGGAGTTTCTCTGATTAGACAAGACCCATTGATACCAACTTTCAAGCCAGGTGCCCATAGTATCTCACTGGATTGAAATTTGAAATCGCCCATGTTTCGCAAGAGATATGATCTTGCTTCTTCCATAACCTCTTTAGGTAGTGCGTTAGTTATTATTCTCATCGGTCAAAAGCAAAATGTGCATACTCACCATCAGCGTCTACAAAATGAAAAAATATCTGATGATAATAATCTTTGTCAGAACATATCAATGGTTGTCTCCAGTGCGGTGTGTCTATACCATTGTATAGTATAGCATCTCCTACATCCGCTTTGTATTCTTTTACTACATCTTGCTCAAAAAATATAGACCATGGTGTTTTTATACTAGAAGATAAATGTAATGACACACTCACCTCGCATGCGGGTCTGTCAACATGTTTTGTCAAAACATTGTTTTGTTTGTAAAGTCTCTCATAGTAGTAGGTTCTATGCAAACGTTTACCAGTAATTTTTTCTATTTCTCTTTTTACCTTGTAGTATAAAATTTCGTATCTTGGATTATTATAAATTGACACAGAGTTTGATACTTGAGTTGGCATGTCAGCATTGTCAAGTATATGTTTACCTCTAACAATCCTATACTTCAATTCTATAGGGGTAGGGTTCTCATCAAATAATTTTTTACCATCGTTAGCATACTCAGATACATCGACGAGATTTTTGATTAACTGACTCATCTCCACTCAGGTCCTAATATCCATCCAACAAGAGATCGCCTTTGACCTTCTGTGACTCTCCTAACTCTATGTCTTATCCTACTGTCAAATATTATAATAGATCCTCTTTTCTTAGGAGCAATATACATTCTATTTTCTTCATCTATTAGTTGTAAGTCACCACCTTTGTATTCATTATAATCACTTAACTGTAATGAGAATGATAGTTTTCTTACACTACCCTCTCTCTGATAATAGTCAGTGTGCCATTTATAATAACAATCTGGATTATACAATGAGTATTGTATTATGTGATTCTCAAATCCTGCATGAATATCATACTTAAAATTATCTTCGTTTGCTACATTTACATAATGATTACAAAACCCTGCTATCCAATGAGAACTTTGCACCCATAGGTTCTTACTATTTCTTACATGATCTGCTTCTTTACCTGTTACAGCAGCATCTTTTAAACTACCTTCTGATGCTCTAAGATCTTGACAAATCTTATCGCATATATCTGCGGGTAACATTGTATCATACCAAAGATACTTATACATACGCCATCCATCCTGTTAAAATGTATTTCATCTCACTAGGACTAACCTGTGATCTGTGTAAGTGTGTCCAATAAGGAGGCCAGATAACCATCTTGCCAATCTCTGCATTGCATACAAAATCTTGGTGATAAAATTCTGTGCCACCTTTATCATTCACTGTATTTAAGTATAGCATCCAAACCAATGTTCTGACACTACTCTTGATGTTGACATTCTCACAATGCCATTTCTTATATCCTTGTCTAGGCAAAAACCTTTGGAAGTTGATAGCGGGTGCTTCTAACATCCACTGATCAATAGAGTTTAAACCTTCGTAAGTCTCTACATATTTTTCTACATTAGAATGCAACGCTTGAAGAATAGGCATCATAGCACTATTCCAATCAGGGTTGTTGTCAACTAATTCTTTTGTTAAAGATATCTCTTTATCATCTTTAATCTTAGGGTCAAAACCAACGGTGCTAACACCTACAGTTTGTAACTCTAGATTAGATTCAAATAGTTGTATTAGTCTTATGCAATCTGCACTACTTACTGATCTGTGATATTGCTCAATAAAATTACTGGTCAATTTCTTCTTCTTGTTGCTCACATTCTATACAGTTGGGAGTTCTTAACTCCACCCATGATAGTGTGGGTTCGTCCCACAACCATTGTAATACAAGTTGCCCCTCTTCGTCAACCTCTTCTTTAGGTTTGGGAACAGGAGGATCCCACAACCACGTCTCTTCATTAAATGTCCATGACTTAAATCTAGACTGTGGGTAGAACCTTTGATATGTTGGATGATAATGATTACCTTTAGATGGTCTTCCAGATTCCTCAGTAGCAGGAACCCATTTACCTGGCGTCATACCCATAGGGTTGAATTGCATCAACGCTTGGAAATCATCTCTATTATTACAAACAATAACGTTTTCCACTATGTTCTTGTCGTTGACAAAAGCATAATAACCAAATTCATCTGTCATAAATTACCTAACCCATGTTGTATATCCTTGGCAGTCAACACCACCACCACTAGCAGCGTAGATACCTTCACCGTTTCCTTCACTAGAACCATGTCCTAGATAACAACCAGTAGA